AACCTCTCCGCACTTGGTACACTTCTTATTCACGAGGACTCCGTGAATCTTTCAGCATCTCGTCGTAATACTTTAGCAGAACATCATGTTCAATTGCAACTTTGATACCCTCAAGAGTGTAGTACGCCCACCTTATAACAGTTATAGGGCGAAAGAACTGGTTGTGTTTGTCTATCTCAAAGCCATTAAAGGTAGTAGTCATATTATTTCCTCTGCAAACTGCGATTCATCATAGTCATCAAGCTCTCTGAGCCGTCCTGTACTGTTATCATACAGCAACTGAGAAGCAATGCCAACATCTCCGGTGTACCTAGACTTCAACACCCTGACCTTTGTGGTCGATGCTTCTATCTGATCATCTGATTGTTGGTTACGCTCCAGTGCAATCACACAGTCACTCAACTGAGCAATACTTTGTGACCCTCTGAGATGATTTAGTCCTGTCTCTATTCCGTTCTCATGCCCACGGTTGCCCTCTACTCTGCGGAGGTGTGACACTAGGATCATACCGCACCCTGTCTCCTCTACCATAGTACGCAATCGGTGCATGATCTGATCAATAGCTTTACGCTCGTCGTTCTCAAGCGTAGACAGAACAAGCATGTGAAGGTGGTCAACTATAACCCACTTACAATCTAAACCAATGATCATGTAGCGTAGCTTACTAAAGATCTCTTCAAGGTTATTGACACCGTGATGGGCGTGTACCCATACCCGACCTTTGTTCTCGCCCATAAAGACTTTGTTGAAGTAGCCATCCAGTTCTTCTTCACTGAACTCAGCCTTAACACTATCAAGATGTAGCTTGGCGTTTGCTTCCACTGCCATGATACCTTCAGCAGTACGCGACCAACTCTCTTCAAGTGCTAACACACCTACGTTATCTTCTGTTTTGTTTATCAACCAGTGTTCAATCTCTCTGGTCACAGAAGACTTACCTAGTCCTGTGCCGCCTGTAAGGGTCACAAGCTCACCTGCTCTCATGCCTTCTAGCTTCTTGTTGAGGCCATACCAAGGATAAGGTATAGCTGTTTTCTTTTCTGACCGTAGCTTCTGATATGCTTCAAGCTGTTCGGACATGTTCAGTACACCAGAAGGTGTATAAAGTTTAGCGTCCCAAAAAGAACTGACGTACTCTGCGTGTCTACCCTTGCGTAACATATCGTTAGCATCTTTGTAGTCTACTGGCAGTGTCATTATCTTAGCTTTCTTGGGGGTGAGTAGCTTAGCCACAGCTATCGCGGCTTCCTTGCCCACCTTGTCGTTGTCAAAATTAATACAGATAGTCTCGAATGACTCAAGGTACTCAAGACTATTCTTAACATCGCCCACTCCACCTGACGCACCTGATCTAATAGAAACGACAGGCCACTTACTCCCCATAAGTTCATAAGCGGCCATCGCATCACACTCACCTTCTACTAAAGTTATAAACTTACCACCTGCTTTAAACAGGTTCTCGCCAAACAATCCTACGTGCCTTGGGCTTGCTGTCCATTCAAAGTTCTTGTCCTGCTTACGAACTTTTGTTGCCGCGAACTCATGCCCATTGTAATAGGGGTAGTAGTGCTTGTCTATCTTCGTTCCGTTGGTTGTTGATTTAACACCGTACTTCTTCGCTGTTTCTAAACTTATCTTGCGGTCAGTCAATGCATTGTATGTAGCTGTTGAGTTGTGGTTCATTGTACTGTCCTTGGGACACACATCAAATTCCGTTAAGGTGTCGAGTTGTTGCACTTCCGTTGTGCCGTAGTCTGGTAAATATGTACTGCAACTGAAGCACCACCCAGATCCATTAGCGTTAACTGAAACTGGGTCGCTCCCTCCACAAGCAGGACACGGTTGCTTATGTTTAACAAAAGGCAAGAGCCTTACTCCTCAGTTATTTCTACTTCCTCTGTAGCTATCGCCTCGTCCGTGAGGTGGTTAGTTTTAAGATCGTTGATCAGCGATACACTTGCTGATTTCATAAGCCCGACCATTATCTGTGCTTCACGCATTTTAGTATCTGCTTCTACTAAGTGTGCTACGATTGAGTTAGCATCATCTGATAGCAACTCTGTATCATAACTAACTTCATCTAATGTGACAATTCCCATTACAGTTCGTCCTCCATTGCTGTCTCTACATAAGCGCCATCAAACTCAGCACCGTCTGGTGTTCCTACCTCTACTAAATCAAGAACCTGCATTGCTTGAAAGTCTAAGCCTTTGAACGAGCCATACTTATTAGTAACTTCCCACTCGTTGTACTGCACCTTCACTGCTGAGCCGTTGCCGACCTGTGCATCTAAGGGTTGCTTGAACTTATCTACTAGCTTTGGTGCTTGTCGTATCGCCCCGTCCTTACCATCAACCTTACGCTTAATTAAAATAGACGGGCCTTCATCCATCTGCTTGATGGTGTAGCCGCGTGATTTAAAATCTTCTGCGGTAGCCTCGTCAATAACTAGGTTGACTTCATACGTAGGTTCAAACCTTGTGTTGGGTGTAAGCACTGATGCCCACATTGCTGTACCTTCTAAGATAGCCATATTACTTTTCCTTTATGTCGTGATTAAAATTGAATGTGGAGTATACCACAGTGGTGTAACCTTGTCAAGCTTTACTTTTCATTAACGTATCATACTCAGTACTGTCAATAATAAACTGTATGACAGACTGCTCTTTAACATTGTACATAACACAAGCCCTGCTCAACGGTGTCTTACCATCCACCACCTCTGTCGCGGCTCTAGCTGTTGCAACTGCGGCAGGGCTTGGACTACCTGATATGCTCTCTGCGAACATTAGTTCCTCTCCTCGTCTATCATTAGCTCTGAAATGTACAGCAGTTTAATAGCCACTGCCATTGTTATAGTACCTACAAATAATAAAACAATATTATATATCATACAAACCTCACTTTAATAATAGAAAAACAACTGCAAAAAAGTATGCAATTGAACATAGAAATAAAAATCTAATTACTCTTACAATTGCTACTGGCTTAGGCTCTTGCTCCATTAGATTATTCTTTATCCATTTCAGAAACCCAAGTCCAGTGTCGCTCAGACAGTTTACTGCTTTCATCATCATCTTCTTTTAACTCCTCTCTATTGTATTTAAAGATAGCATCAAAGTTACTGTTGTATTTCTTTGCGTCTACCTTCCGTTGTCTATCACCTTTACCGCCATGTGTTGAATCACCCATTTTAATCCTCCGGCAGAAATACCTGACCAAAAGTTATGACACAAAAGGGTAGGCAGATAACCGTACCCTCAAACTGTGCCGCCTCATATATATCAGAATCATTTAACACGACCCATACTGCACGACTATCTGTAAACTCTAAGTCTAAACCTACGCCATTACGCAGGTTAAGACTTAAATTATATTTACCAAAAGTTTTTGTCATACTATGCCGCCTTCATAAAGTTATTATATCTAACAGCCTCACGAACTACCTGCTGTCTGTCGTTATTAATTGATGCAATGTTTACTCTGCTTGATGGCCGTGAAGCATCAGCATGAGTTGACCAATCAGTCATGGCATTGTACACCCCCCAGTAGTTTTTTCCAAGGCGTTTAGAATATACACTGGAGTATACATTCCACATATATTCTAAACTTGTGTTACGTCTAGCCATATCAGCCATAACATATTCAGGAACAGAGTTGCCCTCTGCAAGAAGCTTTAAAGCTGCAGTACATTTAAGTGCAGTAGCAAAGAAACTAAAGGCCGCATAATCACTGCACTCTGTACCGTGCCACTGTTGCCACAGTTCACGCTCAGTGTTAAAGGTCTGCAAACATTTAGTAACTACCCTGCCACCTAACTCAATATCTAAAGACTGAGTGTGTTTAGATTTATACACTGCGACCTCACCACTCACAAAGACTTGAAGATTAGTACAAGCAAACTGAGTTGCGGCGGCACTAATCATGTACGGCCAAGTCCCATCGAAAGATGATATAGATAGTAGGCTCAAAGATGCACTGTCACCATCACTGGTTTTGTATGTATGCTCTGGCAACTTGTATTGAACAAAAGTTCTTGCTCCATTGTGAGATGTCCTGATTGTCTCTTGCATGTTATCGGTACATAAGTCAGAACGCTCAATGATGTTACGAGTAACGTCTATCATGTGTTTAGGTGCTACTGCCTTGTAGCCTTGACCATGAATACCTAGCTCTTCACATGTATCAGTACGGTAGATAACATTCTTGGTACTCTCATAAGCATCAAGATAAACCAAAGGTGCAGTTCCTATATCAAAATCAGCTTGACC